CGGCGCGTCTCACGTCGAGCTGATCGACCTCGAAGCCGGCGACTTTTCGACCATGAGCAGCGCCGCGCTCGCGGCCTGGCTGTACGAGCGCCGGGGCCGCTACTCGGCGGTGGGTGTGTCTGGCCGGTCTGGCGCGCTGGCGCTCCAGCAGGACCTGCGCGCGCTGCGCCCGCCGCGCCGTTACCTGCACGTCCTGGATAACGCGGAGTATTTCACCGCGTGTTCGGGCTTCTTGAACGCGGTCAGGGGTCGCACGGTCTCGCATCCTGGCGGGTATAATGCGAACAGCGACCCCCTGGATGCGTCTGTGGGGGTGTCAGATAAGAAGATCAGGACGGTGGACGGTGCGTGGGGGTGGCACTCGACGGCCCAGGAGGGCGACGAGGTGCCCCTGGAGGCCGTGAGCGTGGCGCTGTGGGTGGCGCGGACGACGCGCCGCCGTCCTAACCGGAGCCAGGAGGCCCTCGCATGAGTACGAATGTTGACCTGCGTCTGATCGCGGGCATGGGACCCCAGCTATTCACCGCGCCCACTGTGGCGGGCCTGCCTGGCGACCTCCAGGCGACGCTGGAGGAGCTGGTGAGCACCTGGCAGGCGCGCTATCCGGGCAACGCGCGCCGCCAGGCCTACCTCGATTGCAAGGTGTACGTCGACAGCCTGGACATTGCGCTGCCACGGGAGATCGCGCGGGACCTGCGCCTGGTCTCCACGTGGCCGGAGAAGGCGGTTTTCTCGCTCACGTCGCGCTGCCACTGGGACGGCGTGGTGGCCCCGGATGGCACGGAAGACCCCTACGGGCTGGCCTCGATCCTGGAGGAGAATAGGTTCTCGACGGAGATCGGGCAGGCGGTCGCCAGCGCGGCGACGCACGGCGTGGCCTTCCTGACGACGCTCCCCGGCGACGTGGCGGCGGGTGACCCGCCGGTCCTCGTCCTCCCGTATTCTGCCATGACGGCGGCGGCGCTGTGGGACCGTCGTCGCCGGGGCATCCGCGCCGGTCTGCTGATCAACGACGTGGACTATCTCGGTCGGCCCACCGAGCTGATCCTGCTCACCCCGCACGTGATGGTGAGCATGGCCCCGCTGGGCGCGCAGGGGTGGTTTGTCACGGGCCATGTGGAGCACCATCTGGGGCGCACGCCTATGGAGGCGCTCGTCTATCGCGGCAACCTGGATCGACCGCTGGGGCGCTCGCGGCTCACGGACGGCGTGTTGTCCATCGTGGACCGCGCGGTGCGCGCCTCGATGCGCATGGACGTGTCTTCCGAGTTGTTCACCGCGCCCGGCCTGCTCCTGCGCGGCGTGGACAAGGCCACCTTCGACCAGATTAAGGGGTCCTGGAGCTGGCGACTCGGGTCGGTCAAGGGCATATCCCGCGACGAGGAAGGCGACCTGCCCGAGGTCGATATGATCCCCCAGCAGTCCATGCAGCCATACGTCGACCAGCTCCGTGAGCTGGCGCAGGAGCTGGCGGGCGCGCTGTCCCTCCCGGTCGGCTCGCTGGGCATCGTGCAGGACAACCCTTCGTCGGCGGATGCGATCTACGCGGCGCGTGAGGAGCTGGTGACCGAGGCGAGCGACTTCAACGACGCGAACAGCTACGCGCTTAACCGCGTGTATCGCAATATCCTGATGTTGCGTGATGGTGTTCTGCCCGAGGACGCGGCGCGTATCTCGACGCACTGGCGCAACCCGGCCCGTCCGTCCATCGTGTCCCAGTCGGACGCGATGATCAAGCAGATTCAGGCTATCCCGGAGATCGGGAAGACGGACGTTGCCCTGGAGGAGCTGGGTTACACGCGCCAGCAGATCACGCGGATGCGGGCGCAGATTGAGCAGCAGAGGGGCAGGGATAACCTGGACGCGATTCTGCGTGGCGCTCGCGGCCCCGCCGCCGGGGGTGGTGATCTTGACCTCATCTGAGCAGCTGAAGGTCTACGATCAGCTGGTCAGGGCGACGCTCACGGGCGCGGAAGACCAGCTCGTGAGTCTGTTCCGCGCTCTGAATTTCGAGGACATCCCGCTGTCGCGTGAGGAGATGAAGCGTTTCCTGAGTAGCCTCGTGGACGCTTACGGCCCGGCGCTCACGCAGGGCGCGCTCGACTGGTATCAGGAGCTGCGCCCCTCCTACAAGACGGCGTACACGCCGAAGGCGCTGATCCCTGCTGATTCGGTGGAGCGGATCGACCGTCTGAGCCGCTACGCGGCGGGCCTGGGCCGGGACAACCCAGGCCGGGCTATCCGCGTCGTGGCCGGGGCCATCGGACGGGAGATTCAGACGGGCGCGCGCCGGTCGATTCTTCGGGCGGCGGACCTGGACCCGAGCGCCCCGCGATTCGCCCGCGTCCCGGTCGGAAAGACGTGCGCTTTCTGCACGCTCCTGGCCTCCAGGGGGTGGGTGTATCGGTCGGAGGACCTCGCGGGAGGGGCGGGGCACGAGTACCACGACTCCTGCGACTGTCGCATTGTGCCGGACTGGGAGCACAAGGCGCTGCCTGGTTACCATCCGGACGATATGTACGCGGCGTACCTGTCGGCGCGCCGTGCTGCGGTGAAAGATGGTGTGAAGGCACCATCTGGGCGTATAATTACGGCGTATATGCGGGACGGCCACCCCGAAATGTTCTCGGATGGTCAGGGTGTGGATCGTCCTTCGCGGGCGCTCCGCTCGCGCAGGCTTGAGAAGCTGGCGGCTTCTCGGGAGAAGGAGAACAGGAATGAAGAAGAAGAAGGCTAAGGCCACGGAGGCGGCGCAGGAGGCCGCTCCCGCCGTCGATCAGACCCCCGAGGCACCGGAGGCTACTCCGGCGGCTCCAGAAGCGCCCGAGGCCAAGGACGAGGCCGCCCCGGCGGCTCCCGAGGCACCGGCTGAGGAGGCCTCCGAGGAGTCCGCGGACTCCTCGGAGGCCCCCGCTGAGGACGCTCCCGAAGCGCCCGAGGCACCCGCTGAGGGCACTCCGGACGCGGTGAAGGCGCTCCAGGAGACCGTCGAGGCCCTTCAGGCGCAGCTCCAGGAGATGCGCGACCGTGAGGAGGCCCGCGAGCGCGAGGCGAAGCGCGCGCAGCGCCTGGAGAAGGCTGGTATCCCGGCCTCGCTCGGGTCTTTCATCCGCGACGACGCGGACCTTGAGGCTCTGAACGAGACCCTGGCGGGCCTCGCTAAGTCTTCCCCGGCACCTGCCGGGGTCGCCTCCACGCCCACGCTCCCCACCGTGGGGACGAAGAACCCCGGCGGGGAGGTCCTCAGCGTGGACGAGATGCTCGTCCGTGCCGAGGCGAACAACGACACGAACGCGGTTTCTCGCCTGAAGCTGGCGAAGCTCGCGTCTGTCTCCAACCTGATCTAGGAGGAAACAATGGCCGGTATCACTGGTCAGGGTACGACCTACAACCTGCCCAATTACGTCGGCGAGCTTTTCGCCGCGTCCCCCGAGGACACCCCGTTCCTGTCCGCTATCGGCGGCCTGACCGGCGGCGTTTCCGCCGGTGCCACCCTCTACGAGTGGCAGACCTACGATCTGCGCGACGCTGACGAGAACCGTCAGCGCAAGGAAGGCCAGGAGGCCCCCACGGCGGAGGAGCGCGTGCGCTCCACCAACCGCAACGTCCTGGAGATTCACCAGGAGGCTATCGAGCTGTCCTACACGCGCCAGGCGGTCACTCGCCAGCGCTCCACGGGCGGCGAGAAGACGGTCACCATCGGCGACGTGACCCTGCCCGAGGACGAGATGCTATGGCAGATCGACCAGGGCCTGAAGCAGATCGCGCGCGACGTGAACAAGTCGTTCCTGGTGGGTGCTTTCCAGGACCCCGCCGACAACACGACCACGCGCAAGACCCGTGGCCTCCTCGAGGCCATCACGACCAACGTCGTGGCGGGTACCGGCGCTCTGACCGAGGACCTGGTTCTGGACCTCATGCAGAAGGTCTGGGAGAAGGGCGGCATCCAGCAGGGTGAGACCCGAACGATCATCGTGGGCGGCAAGCTCAAGCGCGCGCTGTCCAAGGTCTTCATTAAGGACAACTCCTACCGCGAGTCGTCCCGCACGGTCGGCGGCGTGAACGTCCAGACCATCGAAACCGATTTCGGTGCGTGCAACATCATGCTCGACCGAAACATGCCCGCCGATACGCTGGTGGTCGCCTCCCTCGATGAGTGCGCCCCGGTCTTCCTGGAGATTCCGGGCAAGGGCCATTTTTTCGCGGAGCCTCTCGCAAAGACGGGCGCGTATGATCGCGTCCAGCTCTACGGCGAGATTGGCCTGTCCTACGGCTCCGAGATGCACCACGGCAAGCTGAAGCTGTCGTGATCGTCTCCGGCGGCGGGGCCTTGAGCATCGGCCCCGCCGCCGGGCCACCATCGAGGAGAACACCGTGAACATCTACTCATCCATCTACCCTGAGCTGCTTCTGGTCCTGCCTTCGGGCAGCGTCCAGTTCATCGAGGGGTCGGCTACGGTCACCGACGAGAAGCTGGCGGGCGAGGTCCGCGAGCTGGCGGCTCGCGCGGAGGACCTGGGTCTGATCGCTCCCGAGGCCGCGCCCACCGAGGACGAGAAGCCGGGCAAGAAGTCCGGCAAGAAGGCCGACGAGGAGCTGGTCTAACGTGACCGCCCCCGCCGCTGCCTTCGCTACGCTTGACGATCTGCGCGACCGTCTCGCCCCTGATGACCTTCGGGTGGTGGACGCGGCCCCGGCGCGCGCTCAGGTCCTCCTGGAGGATGCGAGCGACCTTATCCGGCACCGCTGCGCGGGCTGGGAGGGTGCGCCGGAGTCGGTGCGGGTGGCGGTCGTGTGCCGCGTCGTGGCCCGCGCGTTGCGTCAGCGTCCGGCGGGCGTGGCCGGGGATGCTTCCCAGGTCACCCAGACGACGGGACCGTTCACCATGTCCACATCGTGGTCGACACCGAGCGGGGACATGTTCCTCACCCGGCAGGACCGGGACGACATTAACGGCGCGACGGCCGCGTTTTTCGGGTCGGCGGACACCCTGTTTGAGGGTCGCTCGTGAGTGTCATGGATGCCTGGAAGGAACAGGCGGTTCTCCTGCGTCGTGCGGAGCCGAAGCGCGACCCCCTGGGGGTCGCCTTCCGCGCGCACGACGTTCAGGAGATCGCGCTGGCCCCGGTCCTGGTTGCCACCACGGAGTCCGAGAACCGCGAGGGCACGGGCGAGGACTACGGGACGCGCGAGGACGTGACGATCTACTGGGATAATCGGGAGGAGGCTCCGGCCTCTGTCCTGCCTGGTGACCGTGTGCGTTTGCGTGGTGGCGTGTGGGAGCCGGTCGGCTCCCTGGTAGGGTACCCCCTGGGGGTATATTTGCGACTTCGGAAGGAGGCCCCGCGTGAGCGTTAAGTTCAAGCCGAACAAGCGGACGGCGGAGGCCATTCTGAAGGGGTCGGAGGTGCAGGCGCTGCTCGCCAGGAAGGCGGCGGAGGTCGCCTCGCGTGCCGGTAAGGGCTTCACCTCGGGCGTGCGCGTGGGCAAGGATCGCGCTCGCGCCTACGTCCTCCCCGAGACGTACAAGGCACGCAAACGACAGGCGCGCGACCACGTGCTGGAACGCGCCGTAGGAAGGGGCTAACGATGAGCCACCCGCTCCCCGATCTCCAGAAGCTGGTGATCGACTACCTGAACCGCCCTGGTGTTGTCCAGGGCCTTGAGGGCGAGTTGGCGGGCACCACGGTGGGCGGCGTGCGCCCCTCCACCGAGGAGGACCCCCGCCCTTACGTCCTCGTTCTGGCGACGGGAGGCCCCGGTCAGCACGACCGGGTGCTGTACACCGCCCAGATCACCATCGACTCCTACGCGGCCACCTCGTGGTGGGCGGGCGAGCTTGCCCGCCGCGTGGGGGATGCCGTTCACGCTCTCCCGAGTGCGGACGGCCCCGTGGCCGTCGTGCAGTCGCCCGCTCCGGCGGAGCTGCCCGACCCCGACACGGACCTGCGTCGCTACACGGCGACGTATCAAGTCACAGCGAAGCTAGGAGTTAAGCAATGAGCAAGACTAACGCTGATCTCGCCTTTATGGCAGGCTCCGAGAAGGACACGCTCTATCTCGGCCCGGCGGGCACCGACCTGTCCACCATCACCAACCTGACCGCACCCATGCCCACGGGCATGATCGACGTGGGCTGGCTGTCCGAGGACGGCATGGGCCTTGGCATGTCCGACTCTGTGGATAAGGTTCGCGGCCATCAGGGCCACGGCGTTGTCCGCACCTACATGTCCGAGTCTTCGACCACGTTCAAGGCCTCGCTCCTGGAGTCCAAGCTGGAACTCCTGAAGCGTTACCTGGGCGTGCTGAAAACCGAGAAGGTCACGGCGGGCACGTCCTCGATCACCCGCATGGAGGTTTCGACCTCCCGTAAGGTCGAGGGACTCGTGGGCGTGGCGGATCTTTTCGATGTTTCGACGGGCAAGCAGCGTCGTTACGTCTTCAAGCGTCTGGAGCTGGGCGAGCGTAGCGACATCTCGTACAAGGTTGGCGAGCTGACCGTGTACGAGTACAACCTCGAGGTCCTGGACGGCTACGTCCTGCTGACCGACGAGGAGGGCCTGAAGGTCGTCTGACCCTTGGTCTCCCGCCCGCGCGCCGTGTCTGTTCTCCCGGCGCGCGGGTGGGCATCGCACCCCTTGGAGAACAGACAATTTAACCGATAGCCTATTTAGGAGAACAGATCATCATGGCTACCAAGACCGCCACCGCCCGTAAGACCACCAAGGCTCCCTCCGCCGCTGAGCTGGCGCGCCGTGAGGCCCAGTCCAAGCGCGACACTGGCGCGCCCCAGCCCGTTCACGTCGAGGTGATGGGCGTTGCCCTGGATGTTGACCCCACCGACGTGGATGACTTCGACGCAATGGTGGCGATGGAGCAGGGCGACTATCGTCCCATGTTGGAGCTGATGATCCCGGATGAGGGCGAGCGCGAGGCCGCGCTGACCGCCCTCCGCGAGGAGTCCGGCAAGCTCCGATACTCCAAGATTGTTGAGTTTGTCCAGTCGGTCTTCCAGTCCCTCCGACAGGGAAACTGATCGGCCTCGCCACCTTCCTGGAGGACCACTGGGAGGTGCTGGAGGCCGACTTCCAGATGACATACAACCTTGACCTGACGGAGGTTTTCACCGGAGGCCTGTCTCTGCGTCGTGTCAAGGTGCTGATCGACAACCTTCCATCTGGGTCGCTGCTCCGTAAACGCATGGGCGGGGCGGCGGCCTGGACGGACGAGGTGGCGGCGACCTTCGCCGCTAACCACCGTCTGGAAGGTATAATCATTACGTCCCTGGGTGGCAAGAAGGGCGACGTGCCCAAGCCGGTTGCCCCGCCTGAGCCTGGATGGTTCGAGCGGGCGGAGGCAGAGGCCCAGAGGCGTGAGGAACGGGCGCGACGGTGGGTCGCGGCGCACAGTTAGGAGCTTGACGTGGCGGAAAATGGCTTTAGCCTGGGCACGGCGTGGATTCAGATCGCGCCGTCCCTGAAGGGCCTGAACGAGTCCGTCCGCAAGGAGCTGGGCGACGTTGATACGAAGCCCGCTGAGAAGAAGATTGAGTCCGGCCTTGGCGGCGCTTTCAAGAGCGCGGCCAAGGCCGGTGCGCTCGCACTCGGCGCTATGGGCGCTATCGGCGCGGTGGTGGGCTTTGCCGACGTGGCTCGGGAGGCGCTGGCGGCCAGTGACGCGACCGACAAGTTCAAGAACACCCTGTCTTTCGCGGGTGTCGCGTCGGATGAGATCGAGAAGCTGACCGCTAGTACGAAGAAGTACGCGGACGACACGGTCTACGAGTTGGCCGACATCCAGAACATCACGGCGCAGCTCGCCGCTAACGGCGTGGAAGGATACGACCAGCTGGCGGAGGCGGCGGGCAACATGAACGCGGTCGCGGGCGGTAACGCCGAAACCTTCAAATCGGTCGGTATGGTGTTGACCCAGACGGCTGGTCAGGGAAAACTGACCACTGAGAACTGGAACCAGTTGGCCGACGCGATTCCGGGCGCGTCTGGCAAGCTCCAGGAGGCCCTGCTCAAGAACGGCGCGTACACGGGCAATTTCCGTGATGCCCTGCAGAAGGGTGAGATCACCGCCCAGGAATTCAACCAGGCGATTCTTGACCTGGGTTTCACGGACGTGGCTCGGGAGGCGGCAACTTCTACCAGCACGATTGAGGGTGCCTGGGGCAACCTCCAGGCGGCGCTCGTCACGGGCGGTATGGAGATCGTGGACCGCATCAAGCCCGCCCTGACGGACTTCATGGGCGTGGTGGCTGAGGGTGCGTCCGCTGCGTTCGGCTGGATTAATGGGAGCCTGTTCCCGGCGCTGGAGTCGATCTGGACGCTGGTAACCACCGGCTCCTACGATGGGAACCTTTTCGGTCTCGCGTCGGACTCGGGGGTCATCACGGCCCTGACCACGATCAAGGACACCGGCCTGGACCTGTACAACTGGGTGACGGGTACCCTGGTCCCTGGCGTGCAGTCGTTCTTTGACCTCGCGGTTAACGGCAACTTTGACGGGAACTTCTTCGGGGTCGAGGAGGACTCGGGTCTTATCGACTTTATTCTATCGGTCAGGGATAATGTCATGGACATTTGGGGCTTCCTGTCCACGACGGTGATCCCTGGCGTGGCGAACTTCCTGGGCGGCGTGGTGTCGTCCCCGTTCTGGGGTGTGCTCGGGAGCTTTTTCGGCGCGCTCGTGCAGAACAAGGTGATCCTGGAGTCTGTCGTGGGCGGCTTTATCGCCTGGAAGACGGTCACGGGCACCATGAGCCTTGTCGCCCTGACGACCCAGGTGTGGGGTCAGGTGTCGGCGTGGACGGCGGCGAAGGTCGCCAAGGCCGGGGACCTGGCGGAGACCGTCGCCCTGAAGGCTATGTACGCGGGGGACTTCCTGCGTAGCATCGTGCAACAGGGCGTGCAGGTTGGCCGCACGACGGCGGCCTGGGTGGCGCAGAAGGGCGCTATGGTGGCTGGCAAGGTGGCTACGGGCGCGTACACCGCCGCGCAGTGGCTGCTCAACGCGGCTATGGACGCGAACCCGATCGGTCTGATCGTCGTGGCTATCGGCGCGCTGGTCGCGGCCTTCGTCGTCGCCTACAACAAGTCCGAGACGTTCAGGAACTTCATTGACGGCATGTGGGCGGGCATCAAGTCGGCGGTCGGCTCCGTGATCGACTGGTTTAAGACTTACCTCCTGCCAGTTTTTGAGTCGGTGTGGGAGGGCATCAAGGTTGCCGTGTGGGTGGTCGTGACCGCTATTGCCCTGTACATCGAGGCGTGGAAGGCCATCCTCCAGGGTATCGCGGACTTCATCGTGACCTACGTGTGGCCCTATATCCAGACCGCGTGGGAAGGCATCAAGACGGGCGTTGCCACGCTGTGGGAGTACATGCAGGCGGCGTGGGGAGGCATCCAGACGGCGGTGCAGACGGTGGCGGACTTCTTCACTGCCTACGTCCTCCCGGTGATCGTTGCCGTGTGGGACGGCATCAAGGCCGGGGCGGGCCTCCTGTGGGACGGCATCCAGGCGTACTGGAACTACATCCAGACGTGCGTGCAGGTCGCCGCCGATCTGTTCCAGTCCTACGTCCTCCCGGTGATCACGGCGGTGTGGGAGGGCATCAAGGCGGGCGCGGAGCTTCTGTGGAACGGCATCCAGGCCGTGTGGACGGGCATCCAGACGACGGTGCAGACGGTGACGGGCTGGTTCCAGTCCTACGTGCTGCCCGTGATCTCGACCGTGTGGGAGAACATCAAGGCGGGCGCGCAGGCACTCTGGACGGCCATCACGTCGATCTGGGACGGCATCAAGACCTCGATCAACAACGTGGCAACCTGGATGAGCGGCACGCTCCAGTCGATCATCTCGACGGTGACAGGCGGCATCCAGTCGGCCTTCCAGTCGATGAAGGACGGCGTGGCGAACATCTGGAACTCGGTCAAGTCCGTGGTCGCCAAGCCCATCAACTTCATCATTAACACGGTCTACACCTCGGGTATCAAGAAGACGGCGGACAGCATGGCTGAGAAGCTGGGCCTGTCCTTCCGTCTCCCGGCGGTCTCGCCTATCGCTGAGTACGCCTCGGGTGGTGTCCTGCCTGGCTACACGCCGGGCCGGGACATCTACCACTTCTTCTCGCCGGATGGTGGCGGAGCGCTCGCCCTGTCCGGCGGTGAGGCCATCATGCGCCCCGAGTGGGTGCGTGCGGTGGGTGGTCCCGAGGCTGTGGCGCGTATGAACGCCGCCGCCAGGGCGCACTCCTCCTACATCCCCGGCGGGGACACGGGCGTGAAGTTCGCGGCCTACGCGGATGGTGGTATCTGGGGTGCCGTGAGGGGCGGCTGGGACTGGATTAAGGACGCGGCAGACACGATGGGGAAGATTATCGCTGACCCCATTGGGGCCGTGGCGAACTTCATCAAGGCCCCGGTCAACGCCATGATGGCTAATCTGCCTGGCTCGGGCATGATCTCGGACTCGATGCGCGCCGTCCCGGGCATCTGGATTGACGGTTTTGCCAACTGGTTGAAGGGCAAGACGGAGACGATGGGCGCGGTCGGCATCGTCAATGCCGCCAGGAAGGCCATTGGCGTGCCCTACGTGTGGGGTGGCTCGTCTATCCCGCCGGGCCTCGACTGCTCCGGCCTCGTCTACTGGGCCGCTCACCAGATGGGCAGTTCGATTCCGCGTCTGACGGCGGCGGGCTACCAGTCTGGCTCCAGCGCGGGCAACGCCAGCGTGCCGGGAACGCTCCTGTACTGGGGCAACCCGGCCTGGCACGTCGCCATTTCGTCTGGTAACGGCATGATGGTGGAGGCCCCGAAGCCCGGCGCTTTCGTGCGCGAAACGGGCATCTGGGGCAGTCCCACGGCGGGCACCTACAAGTTCGACAACGGCGGCTACCTCCAGCCCGGCCTGACCACCGTCCTGAATAAAACGGGCAAGCCTGAGCCGGTCTTTACGTCCGGTCAGTGGGACGCGCTTCAGAACCGCGCCGCGCAGGCGGGCGGGCCGGATACGCTGGTGGTCGTGGACGAGGACGGCCAGCTCATGGCCCGGATGCGCGTCGCGGCCAGGGGCGCTGTAAATGACGCGCTGGCCCCGGCTTCTCGCACGCGCGCCCGTGATCTCCTCGGCGCAGGCTTCTAACGAAGGGAGGTAGCCAATGGCTACCGTATGGTCCGCTTCTAGCGGCTACATGTTCATTGGCATTGCCTTGGACTGGTCCGGCGACCCCGCCAGCGGGTCAGTCACGGTCACGGCGACCGTGACCGCCTGCTCCGACGGGTACGGCCACAACTGGACCAATAGGTGGCGCTGGTGGGGCTACTCGGGCGAAGGCTCCGAGGCGTTCAGCTTCTCGTCCGGCTACGGGCAGACGGTCTACAAGCAACTGTCGCAGTGGAGCTTCAACGTCCCGCTCAAGTACGGGCAAGAGACCACGGTGGGCATCGGCGCGAGCCTCGGGCCGATCTGGAACGGTGGCAACCCGGCGGTCGAGAACTACCTGACGCTGCCTGCACGTCCGGTCAATGTTCCGAACGCTCCGACGGTCGCCCACGCCACCCGCGTGAACGACTCCCAGATCACGGTGGACTGGATCGCCCCGCCCCAGGGCGAGTCCAACCCCATCGACAACTACGTGGTCGAACGGCGGGTGGATGAGTCCGCGGATTGGGAAGTTGTCGCTCCGGTCAAAAATGCGGTCTCTCTCGCCACCTTCAATGTGACCGCCGGGCACAAGTACACCTACCGCGTGAAGTCGGAGAACAGCGCGGGCGGCTCGGCTTATGCTGAGGCGGAGCCGGTGTTCACGACCCCGCCCGCGCCGATCAACGTCCATGCGGAGAAGAACGCGGACGGCGACATTCTGATCACGTGGGAGAATAAGGCTCCCTATACTCCGACCAGGTGGGATGTTTACGACGGTAACACGCTGATTGCGAAGGCCTCGATCAAGACCCATGAGGCTTTCCTGCTGCATCGCAACCCGCGCCTGGACGTGACTCACCAGTACCGCGTCGTCTGCGTCGGTGGGACCGTGGAGTCTGCGAAGTCGGCCCCGTCCAACGTCGTGCAGCTCCTGGCGCGCCCGAACGCGCCCGAGCCGACCTCGGACGGCGTGTACTTCCCGTCCGACGACCCGGTGATTCTGACCTGGCGGCATAATCCGACGGACTCCAGCCCGCAGACCCGCTACAGCCTCCAGTATCAGAAGAAGGCGACGGGCGCGCCGGGGCCGACGTTCGACCGCCGCGACACCGCGCAGCAGGCGACGGTGGGCGTGCTCCAGGTCGGCACCTACGAGTATTGGGTCAAGACCTGGGGTCTGCACGCGGATGCGTCCCCGGTCTCGCGCCGCGCGACGTTCTACGTGGAGCCGCGCCCCGTCGTGTCGATCCAGTCGCCCTCCCAGACGGTCAAGACCTCGTTCGTGGAGGTGGCGTGGTCGTACTCGTCGCAGGGTGGCCCGGCTCAGTCGAGCGCCCGCGTCGAGCTGTACCTGGGCGGCAACAACCTGGTGGAGACGCAGGAGGTGCGCGGCCCGCTGACCCGCGTCCGCCTGAACACGTACCTGGAGAATGGCCGTACTTACCGCGTGGTTGTGGTTGCGACGAACGCGCACGGCGTGCAGTCCCGCATCGTTAACCAGACGTTTGCGGTGGCTTATGAGAAGCCTCCGGCTCCTCGCGTGTATCCGGAGTGGGACGACTTGGCGGGGTGCGTGCGCGTCCGCGTGGTGAACCCGGCTCCCGAGGCGGGTAAGCCCGCCGCTGTGCGCAACCGCGTGGAGCGCTCCGACGACGGTGGGCGCACGTGGACGACGATCACCGAGGACCTTCCCGTGTCCGGCCAGCTCCTCGACTACCAGTCGGTCAGTCACGGCGCGGCGGCCTACCGCGTGACGGCTACGTCGGCGTTGCCGTCGTCGGCGGTCACCACGGAGGAGATGGTCCTGGACTCGTGGGCCATGTGGATCGGGGGAGGCCAGAACTTCGGCTTCACCGTCCCGCTGCGGTGGGACCCGCTGCACTCGTGCAAGACGGGCCTCGCCAACCGCAAGCTGTACCGCTTCGCGGGCCGCGAGCGCGCCGTGGAGATGGCCGGACGACACCGCCAGAAGACCCTGAGCCTGTCCGCGACCCTGTTCGATGAGGACTTCTGGATGATCCAGCGGCTGGAGGAGCTGTCCTACATGCCGGGGCCGTTCCTCTACCGCGACCCGATGGGCCGCCGCGTTTACTGTTCGGTCAAAGACTTCAACGCTGACCGGGCGCTGTCTGGCAAGTGGAGTGTTAAGCTGGAGGTCGAGGAGGTGGACCATGAGTAACCGGCTTGACCATGTGGAAAACGCGCTCGCGGAGCTGATCAGGGAGAAGTACCCGGAGGGCGCGCTGGTCGGCGCGTGGACCGTCTCCTGCGAGGTCCTGACCACGGAGGCGGACGAGGACTCTCGCGCGCTCTGGTTCCTGGAGGGCCGGGGGTCGCTGATCACCCGTCGAGGCCTGATTGAGCTGTCGCGTGACGTGCTCGCGCGGACGGTGAAGGAGACCGACGAGTGAGCACCCTCGACACGCATAGGCAGGCGGATTACACGGTCACTCTCCTGGACTCCAAGGACCGTGTAATCCGCCGTTTGGACGGCGTGACCGGCGGGAACATCACGCTGAGCAACTCCACCCGTTTGCGCGCGTCCGGGAGCCTGCATCTGACCGAAGCGTGCGGGCCTATCGACTGGATGACTCAGCGCGTCCGCGTCGATTACGCCACGTCCGGCCAGTCGTGGGGCCTTGGCGTGTTCCTCCTGTCCGCGCCCACCCGCTCCTACGGCGAGGCGGGGTCTACGTGGGACGTTGACCTGTCGTCCCCGTTGGCCCTCCCGGACGCTGACTGCGTGGATCGCACCTACGTGGTGAAGGCTGGCTCCAATCTGATCGACGTGGCGGCGGGGCTTCTGCGTGACACCGGCCTGGAGCGCCTGTCCGTCACTCCCTCGACGGCCACCGCGTCGTCGGACATCGTGTACGATCCGGGCAAGTCGAGGCTGACTATCGCCAATGAGCTGCTGAGCGCGGCGGGCTACTGGTCGGCGCACCCGGACGGTGAGGGGCAGGTCCACCTGGACCCCTACGTGCGTCCGGCGGCGCGCGGCGTGGCCTACGACTTCCAGGAGGGCGCGAGGGCTATCCACCTGCCCGAGTGGGAGCGTGAACTGGACGCGGCCAGCGTCCCCAACAAGGTTGTCCTGGTGAGCGAGGGTAGCCAGGATAAGGCGGCTCTGGTGGGCGTGGCAACCAACGAAGACCCCGCCAGCGCCTACTCCTTCCAGGCGCGCGGACGGTGGATCGTGGAAACCCAGACCGGCGTGGAGGCCGCCAACCAGGAGTCTATCGACTCGCAGGCGCGCCGCCGCCTGATCGACGTGTCCACGCCGTCCGCGTCGATCACCATTCAACACATGCCGGTGCCCCTCCAGCCTAACCAGGTGGCTAGCTTCTCCAGCCAGGGGCACACGGCGCAGGGCGTGGTGAAAGAGATCGAGTACACGCTGGACCCCACCGCGCTCGTGAAAACCAAGCTCCTGGAGGTGACCGACCTATGACGACGCTCGACTACCTCATGAACGTGGTGGCGGGCCTGCGCTCGCGCCTCGACCTCGCGCCTGTCTTCCGGTGGGCCGTCGTGGTCGGCACCGACCCGCTGCGCGTGCAGCTCGACGGCGACGCGACCCCGCTCGCAGCCGACCCGATCAACTTCGCGGGCGACCTGAAGACAGGCCGTCGCGTCTGGACGGTCAGCGTCAACCGCCGCCTGTACCTCCTGGGGACGGTGCGCGAGACGCAGACGGGCGACGGTGGATCGTCCGCCCCGGTGGGGACGGTGGTCGCCTACGCGGGCGTGAAGGCTCCCGCCGGGTGGCTCCTGTGCGACGGCGGCTCTTACAAGAAGGCGCAGTATCCGGCGCTCGCGGCGGTCCTGGGCGCGACGGGGACGGGCGCGGACTTCATGGTGCCAGACCTTCGCGGGCGTTTCCTGCTGGGCGCGTCCGCGTCTCATCCGCGAGCGCAGACGGGCGGCGAGGAGATACACACCCTGACCATCGCTGAGATGCCCTTCCACAACCACAAAGTCATCGGTCAGGGCTACGACAGCTCGTGGTTTGGTGGCGTGGGTATCTGGCGGTCGGATGCAGGCTCGGGCGGCAAATGGACCGTCGCGGCGGGGTCCGGGTCTGGCCAGCTCGGCTACCTGGACGCGGCGGCTACGGGCGGAAACAAGCCGCACAACAACATGCCACCGTTCTACTCGGTGGGATACATTATCAAGGCCTAGAAGGGAGCAAAAATGGCTGCAACCAGCCGCGCGCTGATCGCGGTGACGAAGGATGCCGCACTCAAGGAGCGCGCAGTGGCTCTGGCGGCGACGCTGGGCATGACGGAAAACGAGGTGGAGGCCTCCTGGCGTAACATCATCGTTTCCAATGCTGATAACACCGGCAAGCAGGCTATCGCGGACGTGTACGAAGACGCGTTCGAGAAGCGATACCTGGCGCTGGCTAAGGTCCCGCCCGAGGTGGGCGAGGACCTGTCCGCCGTGACGGACGAGAACCTGCTGTTTGCCCTCCGGCAAGCACTGAAGGACAAGAAGGAGAACTGACAACATGCCAGATATTGACGCTTTTGCGTATGACATGGAATGGTGGTGTTCCTACGGGGACCTGGGTTACGACCAGTGGAACCGCTGGGACCTCCGCGTGGGCGGAGAGACCGACTGTTCGGCGCTCGTGATCGGCGTGCTGAAGGCACGCGGCTTCGACACCGGAAACGCCACCTATACGGGCAACATGGCCCGCGAGCTTACCGCTCGCGGCTGGGACCTGCTCGATCCGGACACCGACCTGGAGCGCGGCGACATCCTGCTGAACCACGCCAACCACGTGGCCGTCTACCTGGGTGGCGGTCTGCTCGCTCAGGCCTCGATTGACGAGCGCGGCGAGATCGCGGGCGGTCAGGCTGGCGACCAGGCCAACGAGACCAACGTCAAGGCCTACTACGATTACCCGTGGGACTGCGTGCTCAGGTTCACGGGGTCGGACACGGGCGGCGCGTCCACCTACGGCCACGGTTCCGGATACAACGCCAACGGCTACGGCGAGGACTACGTGCGCGAAGTCCAGCAGCAGCTCCTCGCGCGCGGCTACGACCTCGGGGAGGACGGCGCGGACGGCATCCTGGGCGAGAACACCTACAACGCGATTAAGGCCTTCCAGGAGGCCAACGGCGGCCTGGAGATCGACGGTATTCCCGGTCCCCAGACGCTGGCGGCGCTGCGCGGCGCGAGCATCGTCCCCGCCGCCGCCCACCAGCCCGCCGTGGATGGCTACTGGGGCGACGCGACGACTCGCCTCCTCCAGGGTGTCCTGGGCACGACTGTGGACGGCGTGGTGTCGTCTCAGGCGGCGGTGAACCGCGACGCGCTTCCCGGCTGCACGTCCGGCTGGGAGTTTGTGCCCACCGAGGTCGCGGAAGGCTCCCTCCTCATCGAGGCCATGCAGACGGCCCTCGGCGTGGAGGCGGACGGCCTCATGGGGCCGGACACGGCGAACGCACTCGCCGCACGGTACGGACTGGAAGGCGACGGGTGCCTGGATGCCCCGTCTCCAACGGTCGAAGCAATGCAGCGCGAGCTGCTGAATGGAGGATGGTAAACCATGAGCGCACCGAAGCACGCTCTCACGACTGATCGCACCCGGTGGGCGGCTCTCACGCCGGATCGCCGCAAGGCCCTGTATGGCATTGTCGCGGCGCTCCTGGCGCTGGGCATGGCCTACGGGTACGTCACGCCCGAGCAGTCCACGCACTGGCTCGACGTGGCGGACAAGGCCCTGGGTCTGATCGCTCTCGTGATCGCCGCGTCTCACACGGGTGGGGTCTACGAGGCCCCGGTCTACGGTGAGCGCGACGGGGAGGACTCGCCCCAGTGAGTCCCGGCGAGGTCGTGGCTGTCATCAGCGCCTCCGGAGTTGCCTTCGGGGGCCTGGTGACGGCTGTGTCCGTCCTCGCGGGTATGAAGTGGGGGCGGGAGAAGGCTAAGGCGGAGGCGCTCCTAGTCCGGGAGCAGGTCGGCAAGGCTCGCGCGGAGCGTGAGCAGGCCGAAACATCAGCTGCGCTGGAGGCTATCGCGGGGAAGATCGACCAGCGGTTGGACGCGCTGGAGGCCTCGCTATCCGAAGTACACCACGAGGTGACACCCAACCACGGCGGGAGCATCAAGGACGCGGTGCGCCGTATCGAGCAGAACCAAGAAGGTTTCCGCTCGACGCTGGACGCGCACGGCCAGGTGATCGCCTCCCACGGTCAGGTGCTCACCAGCATCACTGAGCGCCAGGACCGCGGTATGCGCGACCTGGGCGCTCGGATCGACAGTATTCAGGAGACGGCGTGGGCGGAGCACGAGGCGCTCCGAGATACGCTCTCGACCATAGGAGCGTCGTCATGACAGCTTTCATCGAGGGGTCCGTGCAGACCCCCACCGGGCGTATCGTCCCCATGACGGTCCACGCGAAGCCCATCCCTGACCCCGGCGAGCTGGCAGACGGGAATGTGATCGTCGCGGGCAACCTGGCGGCGGGTGTTCGCACGCCGATCTCAGCCAGCCTGCACCCTGGGCGGTACCGCCTCCGTGTGTACACGCCATCGGGCCTGTTGGCTGAGCATGAGATGGACCTGGCGGAGGGCCAGCACGTGACTATCGCGGAGCTGCTGGAACCGACCGCCGCCGCGCCGGTTAGTCCTGGAGCGCATCCTGGAGTAACGCCGCCCGCCCATCCTGCCCCGGCGGGGCCGTCCGACCCCCTCCCGGAAGGCTGGGACACCCTGTAGGCGGCATAGCAGGAGGCCCCTCCAAGCTGATCGGCTTGGAGGGGCCTCGTCTTGTGTGCGCTCAGGAGGGGCGGTGGTCCGGTTATGCGTCCCGGCCCACGGCCATGTCCCACTCGCGGCGGTATAGCTCCCACGCGTTCTCGAGGAGGCGGGCGAGCAGGTCCAGGCTGTGGTCAATGCTGCGCTCGCGGCTCAGCACCTCGTCGCACAGCTCCTCGAGGTTGAGCTGAACCAGCTTGATAAGCTGCTCGTCTGGGCAGGTGACACGGGGGACCCTAACGAGGCTGGCGCACCGCTCGATCACCTGGGCGGCGGCTGCCATGTCGTAGTTCGCGCCGGTCTCATAGTCGAGGTCGCCCATACGGGCGGGGCGGGCGACGAGGGCGGGCGCTTGGGCGGTGTAGTGGCCGACGATGTTTCGCCAGGTCCAACCGACGTACAGGGCGAGGTAGTTCACGAGGTCCATCCTCGTGTCTAGCTCGGTGTCTCCCGCGCCGGGCGCGCCCAGGCGGTCCACCTTGCGGGCGACGTTGGGGACGATGGAGAAGGCCTCGCCGCGCTTTCGCCAGGAGATGCCGTAGACGGCGGCTTTCTCGGAGGCGATGCGCAGGAGGAGGTCCTGGGGGCTGTTGCCGTAGTCCATGATGGTGTTGGTCCTTTCAGGTGTGGTCAGTTTTCGGAGTCCGCGGCTTGAAGCCCGTCGAGGATGTCCCGTGGATCGCCGGTGATGAGGTAGGAGGACATGCCCGCCCGCATACCGTCGGTGGCGTTCAGCGCGTCCTCGAGGTCCTGGAGGGCCTTCTCGTTCACGCCGGGCATGTCCGGGTTGGCCTGGGTGAGGCGAACGAGGACCTGTGTCCGGCACCCCTTGTTAATGCTCGGGGTCATCGGCTCGTAGCCGTACAGTTCGATGACTGCTAGGAGCCGCTCGTGGTGCTGGTCGTTGTTGACGGGGATGTCGAAAAGAAGGGCATCATCGAGATAGCCACGTCGCGCGGCCTTCTCGACGGCCCCATTAACAACCACGTCGATGACACCTCGGTCGGTGGCACCGAGGTCCGGGAGCATGTTTGCGACGGCGTAGCCGACGTTCATGTCTTGGTGGAGGACGGCGACCCCCAGATACACGGTTTCGGCGTAGGCTACGCGGCGGATAACGTCGATCAGGTTTCGGCGGTCGTGGATGTCGATCTCTCGTGCGGCCATGATGGTTCCTTTCAGTTGGTTTCAGCGTCGCGCTGGTGGATGGCAAGCGTGAATTCCACGTGCGTATGCCCCTCGTGGGCCTCCAGGGAGTAGGTGATGAGCTTGCCGTTGTGATCGTTGCTGATCGGGATACGGACGACGGCGGTCGTCTCGCGGTGTGTGGTGAACGCGTCGTCCAGGCGGACGGCGGCGCGCTCACGCTCGTAGGGGGTGAGGCCGACCGGGAGGCTGGCGAGGTACTCGCCGGTCACTTCGGCGGTGGGGAGGACGACGTGCCCCTTCTGGACGACGACGACGGAGTTGAAGGTGAAGGCGAAGGCCTCGAGCGCGTCCCTGAGCTGGCTCAGGTCTCTATGGAGCTGGTCGGGGGTGATCATGGTGGTTGGCCCCCTTTCTCAGTTGTTGAGCTGCTGGGTGATGCGGGCAATGTCGCGCGCGCCGCCGATCTGACGGCCGATCTCCTTGAGGTCGTCCAGGCTGGACTTGGGGATGCTGTAGGAGTACAGCACGCCCTCCGCGAGGATGTAGACGATCTGCTGGCCGGGCGCGCCCGCGACATCGGGGTGGTCGATGTTGATCACGTCGACGTCGGTCGCGGGGATGAGGCCGAACTTGCCGGGCAGGCCGAGCTTGTGGTTCCTCGTCCAGTAGATGAGCTTTCCGGTCCCGCCGTTGACGGGGATTTCGATCTTGTTGTTTGCCATGATGGTGTCCTTTCGGGGGTGTTGGTGGGAGGCCCCGCCGGGTGGTGGGGCCTCCCTGGGTTGGGTTAGCGGTTCGCCTTGGGGAGGCGGTCGCGGTTGGCCGGGTGGTTCATCCACTCGGAAACGATGGTCAGGGCGCGGTCGTAGCCGATCGTGTTCTTCTCGGTGACCTCGAGGAGGCGGTTCCCGTCCTCGGCCTTGAGGATGAGGCGGTAGCCGGTGCCCTTGGTGTAGGTGACGGAGATGTTGCCGACGAAGAAGCGGCCCCGGCTGATGGCCTCGAAGCGCTCCGCGAAGATCGCGCCGGTGAAGTGCTTGGTGGGGCTTCCGGTGACGTGCTCGAGGTGGAGGTTGGTGTGGTCCCAGGTGGTGCGGAAGTTGGTCATTGTCTTGGTCCTTTCTTGGCGGGTCACCGTTTCTCGGTGACGTGTTTAAGTATAGCGCACCCGGCGCGGGGTGTGCAAGCGCTAATCCTTCCGATAGCGATTACACACGTACCCCGCCGCCTCCAGCGGCAAGCCAGCCGACCAATCCTGGGGCCGCACCATCACGTCATGCACCGCCTGCACCGTCGAGCCGGGAGCCGCCTCCACGATCACCTCGTCATGCACGTGGCCGACCACGCGGTGGCCTTCGTCCACGAGGCGAACCAGGGCCGCGCCCAGCACGTCGCGGGCCACCGCCTGCGTCACGTTCTCTACCAGCCGCCCGCCGTAGGTCTCCGTCCTCCAGCGGAGCTTCGGGTCCTGGAAGGACAGGCGACCGTCGCGCCCCGCGCGCACCTGGTGATAGACCACTGCGCGCCCGGACGGGAGGCGCACCAGACGGTCGGAGCCGTCCGCCTCCACGGTCAGACGATCTCCAGCCTGCCCGCCGTAGTAGAAGGCGCGCTCCAGGCGACCCCACAAGCGGACGATATTGCGGTTGGCACCTCGCCACTGGTCGACAATGCGCTGGAGGACGGCCTCGCCGCCCAGCGCGTCACCGCCCATAGCGCGCAACGACCCCACGCCCCCGTTGTAACCGAGGGCAAGGACGGCCACCTTACCCTCCTTACGGCCCATACCGCCGCCCATACGGTTAGCGGTCTCCACGTAGATGTCCCGGCCCTCCGCGAAGGCCTCCAGCGCCCACGCCTCGCCCGCCAGCCAGGCGACCACGCGCGCCTCAATCGCGCTGTAGTCGCAGACGGTGAACGGGCCGACGAGGAGCGGGCGGACGAGGGCCTTCAGGGTCTGGGGGTCGGCTCCGAGGCCCAGGTTCAGGTCGAGGATAGCCGCGTCCTGAGCGGCCTCGGACGAGAAGCCCGCGCGCGGGAGGTTCTGGAGCTGGAGGCCCCGGCCCGCCCACCGCCCGGTGTGCGCGCCAAAGAAGCGGACGCTCCCGCGCAGTCGCCCGTCCGTGTTCGCCACGTCGAGCGCTGTCTGGAACTTCTTGTGAGCGGTCAGCGCCATGCTCTGGCGCAGCTC